CTCCGGGTTAGTATGTATTTCGCCACTTAAGGCTGCGGGAACCCACCTGAAAAGGTCCGTCCCGCGCGGTTGATCGTTATAGGAATTAATTGGTAGGAAGCGCCAACCACTCATGTCGATCACACAATGAGTTTAACGCGGTTGGCGGGGGAGGGAAAGTAACGCTTCCCGTACGGTGCGGGGGAAGTCGTTATAATTCAATTGCCTCATTTAAGGGACTTTTATAAATAAAGGAGAAAGGGAGCCGATTCTAGGCCTGAAAGTTGTTGTACTCTGCACTTACGAACCACCGGGCAGAGGATAAACATTACTACGGCTAAAGAAAGGGTTTTAATGAGGATAGTATACAAGGGCAGCACGAGGAGTGTGTTCCGACTTAGAACACAAAGAACGCATCTCGGTGAACGCGTAACACACCGGTCGTGCCGATAATTTTTAGCGCCGACTCGTCAGTCGGCGCCTCACGGGAGGAACCGGTTGACTTCGTAATTGGTCGGTTGGCTCCCGTGGTGGAGGGTAATAAATAAAAGGAAAGAAAACAAACACTTTTGGGTGTCAACCATGATATTTAATGAATTTTATAATTAATGTATATATATATAGACGCTGCGTTAATAGCGTGGGGAAGTTGGGGGATGGACAGTTAGGGCTAACGCTTAAAATAAGCTTTCGAAGCGACGCTAGCCGTGGATGGTTGAGAGGACGTAGACAAAGCATCGTCGTCGTCAAAGCACATGAATTGTGCGATTTTGGCCATCTCAGCAGGCGTAAACGCGGACATACGCGTGGTGGGCTTAGCGTTGGCAAGCACGGCGTTGGCGTGCGTGTCATTTTCAATAAGCAATTTGCGAAAGTCGCAATAACTGTCAGGAGGGAGCATCGACAAAATGCGTTGGAAACCCAAATGTCTGCGTTTAGCAGAAAACAAACCAGAAAAAGCTGAGCCAACAGCGGATGCAGCAGTACCAATAAGACCTAGGCCAATGTCTTCAATGATAGACTTAACGCCAGTCCACAACGTGTCCCAACCGTCATCTTTAATGAAGTTGCGTGGGATACTGTATTGAGGGGACTTGGAGAAAGCCTGATCAATCATACGATTGACGTAGGCCGGCACGACTTCATAGCGAACCGGGGCAAACACCTGCGAAGATAAGGAAAAGGGGACACCCAAGTAATAGGTGACAATCTCAATTTCAAAAATCTGAGGCATGCTGAACAGACCAAAAGTACGAATAGTGATAGCGCGCGTGCTGGGATCAATAGTCGTTAAGGTGGCGTCGTTGAAACGATAATCAAGGACGCCCGTAGGTCCGGCGGTTCCGGTATCGGACTGGTTACCGAAATATGAAGCCTGCGCGATCACGCCAGGATCACCATTTGAGTGGGTAATGGTGGTGGAGGCGGAGCGTACGTCGTCAAAATTGTTGGCAGTGGCATCCCCATAAGAAAGGTTACCAATGACAAGCTCTCCACCCTGATTAAGAACGGGGGTGAGATTTCGAACGCGCACGCCTTGGTAGGCGACGACCAAATTCTCAAAATTAGCCACAATGAAGGCGTTTTGAGGGTCGGTGGTGGCGACGGTGGTTAACGCGACGCCAGCCGCATCCAAGGTAGTGGCGGCAATAGCTTGGGGTTTGTTCCACGGGTTAATGACGTAATTAACGCCCGCGGAAGTGGTTGTGCCGAATTGCAATTCAGTGGCACGGTCGACGGACCGAGTCCAAAAGCCAAAAGCCGGCATGGTTTGAGTGGAAAACGGCAAACCGGTCTTATATTGGCGCTGAAAAGCAGCAAACGGATCCAACACGCCCACAGCGGCCATTTCAGATTCCTTGCTGGAATTGCCGGCTGCGGGACGCAACGCGCGCGCGTTTGAAACGTGCGTGGTGCGAATTTTGGAGTCCCCACGTGGGGCAGCACTATTGACAGTGCGGCGACGAGACTCACGTGGGTGCTTAGGGGCCTGGCGAGCATGAGCCTTGGCCGCGCCGCCACGTGGCTTACGTGAGCGGGGTTGTTGGCGAGGATGCTTATTCTGCTTGCGAGGCATGGTTTATGGTGGAGGGTGGTTGAGGGGGGGGTTGAGGGGGAAGTTCGTGACGATGAAGTTTGAACTTAGAGGCGAGGAGGTCTCAACACGCCTGATGAGGATTCAGAGACGAGGGCGCGTTGGTGCGGAACGGCAGTTTAAGGACTTGCTTAGGTCCGAGGCGGCAGTTTTAACGACATA